TAGGATAGACGGTGGTGATTACACCTTTTGGCGTGACGGTAAAAGATTAGGAAGCATGGGAACAGCAACTTATGCCAACGACAAACGATTAAAAGGTATTCAATTTTCTTTAGAAAATGGTTACGGTGGTACATCAGCTTTTATGGGTTGGGGTTATCGAGAACATGCAACGGATGAACATTTATTGTGGAAGTGGGTGTATTCATCTGTAGAAGTTGGTGCAAATAAGACTGATTCATTAAACGCTTGGTGTACTGTAAACTTTCACGACAACTTACTTGAAAACGGTCGAACTATGAGTGATAGTCTAGTTTTTATGGACGGTGTAACAAGGCAAATACCTATTATTCATTCTATTACTAGTAGGGGTGACGGTGGGATAAATTGGGTTTATGGAAACTTGAACTTTAGAAATGGTATTTTAATTAGTTCAACAACGGGTTATTTATAAGGAGGAATTTAATAATGACAATGCCAATAGAGGCTAAAATTTCAAACGTAAAAAGCGATATTTTAAAATTTGTAGAAATATCGGCTAGAGATTATGAATTACCGCCGGTTATTATCGTCGGAATATTATCCGATATATTAAACGAGTGGAAAAACAAAGAAATAGTTCAAATTAATGACAGTTACAACAGAATAATAACTACATTAAATGAACAACTTTCTAAAGAAAGAAAAGAGGAAGCGGTATAATACCGCTTCTGAAAGGAAGTAAAAAAAATTGTATATGACAATGACGGAATTAATTAATCGATATTATGAAATATTTAATGATATATATGTTCACGCCTTCGCCGGAATAATAGTATTCGACATTATTACCGGACTAGCTAAGGCATGGGTTACAAAGACAGTTAATTCGACGATTGGACGTCGTGGTTTAATAGAACATCTAATCGCATTAGTTTTAGTCGTGACTGTATATCCATATTTGATATTTATCGGTTTTGAAGAAGTAGCGACGGCGTTCATTATCTTTTTCATTGCGACTTACGGCGTATCACTGATTGAAAATTTATCAGCGATTGGCGTACCGTTTCCCAAGGGATTGAAACGACGACTTGAAAAGATACGTGACGCTTTTGATAACAAGGAGTAATTGCGAATGAAAAAATTAATAAAAATCAGTTTAGAAAACACGACGAATTCAAGACAAGTTGACGAAACGTTTTGTGAGTTTTATTCACATGATAGAAATAATGGGTTGTTTGAATTCGAAATAACAAACGCAACATTAACAACGGAAAAAGTAACAGCACTATTTAAATTTACTCGTAGTAAGTCTTATTGGACTACTGACGGAGCAGTTGAAGGCAGTAAAGTTAAAGTTAAATTCGATACATCGTTAATTACTCAAAACGAGGTTGTTGAGTGCCATTTATATTTAGATAACACTGACGAAGACGCTGACGTATTTAGTTTCAAGTTTAACGTCAAAGTATCCGAGTTGGATAAAGCGAAGAACAAACCAATAAAAGAACGTTATTTTGCCAACAGCATGATTGTTGATGTTAATAATGTTCTTACAAGAGAAGTATTAAACGAAGAAATTAAAACGTTAAAAGAAACTTTCGTTAATAACGAAACATTGCCAAAACTTGTTGAAGATGAACTAAATAAAAAGAACTTTCTTACAGAACATCAAGATATAAGTAATTTGGCAACAAGGGACGCAGTAGACGAGGTATCGAAAAAGGTTACAAAATTAGAAGAACGCCCTTCTTACGATGATAGTGACGTTAAACGACGTATTACAGCGTTAGAAGGTGCTAACTTCCTTACAGAACATCAAGACATAACAAACTTAGCAACAAAGAAATCTGTTGAAGACGTTGAAGCTAAAGTAACGCAATTAGAAGCTAGACCAAGTTACGACGATAGTGAAATTAAGCGAAAACTTAAAGAGTTAGAAGACAGACCGGTAACGGCTAATGTTGATACTAGTAATTTTGTAACAAATGCACAGTTGGAAGAAAAACATTATTTGACCGCACACCAAGATATATCCGGACTTGCGACAAAAGAACAGTTAGACGAACTTAAGAAAAGTCAACCAACAGTTGACAACCTCGTTACTAAAGAACAACTTAGAAAGGCTTTCTTAAATGAAGAAGGTCAAGAGAAATACGTTAATTTAGATACTTTTGTAAGTGCAACCCGTGGTGTTTTGGGAAGTTCAACAAATGAAAAAGGTGTTGAAGAATATTTCAATGAAGTAACAACAGGACTTAGCGAAGAAGCTAAAGAAACATATATAGGAGATATCTACAAAAACGCAACAGAAACTAAAGTGTACCGTAAAAATGGTTTTACAAATTTTAAAGACATGATGTATGCACTAGCTAAAGTGTTTCCAGATAATTATAACTATAAAGATGAAAACCAACGTGTTGATATTCTAACAAATAGAAATTATCAAGAGTATATAAAATCTAGTGGGAACATCGATACTAGTGATTTTGCAACTAAAAAAGATTTAAACAGCGAAATACAACTATTAAGAACGCAAACTTATACTAAATTTGAAATGCCGTTTAAATCATCGAATGGACTTAGAGTAGAAGAATATTTAAATAACACCGCTGAACATGGGCTTATTCGAAATTACGGTAGAATATACACCGATAATAACGACACCCACTTAGTTGTTACAGGTAGTCGAAAAACAGCTAAACTTGAAACGTTGCTATATACAGTAGGTAGTTCGTTGCCGGACGCTTACGAGCCTGACTTTGAGTTTTCGGAAAGTGATAATTTGAAATTTATCACAACGCAAAATATACATAATTATCTACCAACAAACACAGGAAACACAACTGAACTTGATAACCGATTAAAACGATTAGAAAGCAAACAGTGGGAAATTCACGGTCGAGGAATGCCAAATGGCGTTGTAACGGCACCTGTAGGAACGACTTACGTTGATGAAGCAGTAACTAACGGGGCTTTGAAATGGATAAAGAAAAGCGGAACAGGTAACACAGGTTGGGAAGTTTTAATTGGTGACACAGGTTGGAAAGTACTTCCTTCTGTATCAAAATTAGGAGGTTCGTACGTTAAAGTAAGACGTGTAAACAATGTTGTATCTTATCAGTTCGGAGGGTTAAGTTGGGGCTGGTTCGGTATAGTCCGACGTGGTGGAGCAGGATACCAAATACAACCATCAGACAGAGAAAGAAACTGTTACATTCTAGGTTTAAACGGAATTCCTCAAGGATACCGTTCTGAATCATCTTTAATTGGAGGTATTTACAACGATAAGGGGGCACCTTATGGGACTTGGTATTTAGGGGGAGTTGGTGATAGTAACATGTTGCGTTTCCAGTTTACTGACCCAGTACCAACAGACCGAGATATTGGCGATATCCGAGTGAGTTCAATCTCATATTTAACAAGCGACGTATGGCCGACAAACTAGAAAGGAGGTGAACAAATATGATAAATTGGAAAGTACGACTAAAAAATAAACGTTTCGTGTTAACATTCGTAGCCGGATTGTTAGTGTTAGTAAAACAATTAGCGACAATTTTCGGATATGATTTACACATCGAACATTTAAGTAATAATGTAAATAACGTAATTGATACAATATTCACATTATTAACAGCCCTTGGCGTTGCCGGTATCGTCAACGACCCAACTACTAAAGGTTTTTCAGATAGTGAACAAGCCTTAAATTATACAGAACCAAAAGGAGAATAATACTATGGCAGAAATTTATAGCGAATATTTCAAAAACGGAACAGTTTTCACAGCACCTAAACTTTCGATTAAAGGTGTAGTAATTCACAACGACGCCGGAACGCTTTCAGCGAAAGAATATGAAGGGTTCTTGCGTAATCGTGTAAATAACGGAACGTTATCAAGTGGGTTTGCTTCTTACTATGTAGACCGTGACGATGTTCTTGTATTCCACCCTGTTAATTATCAAGAATGGCACACAGCAACATTTGAAGGAAATGCGAACTATGTAGGTTTTGAGTGTTGTCAATCTATGTCGGCTGACGATGAAACATTCTTAGCTAACGAAGACGCTACATTAAGATTAGCCGGTGAATTTTTACAAGCTTATGATTTACCAATTAATGAAAACACTGTAAGATTGCACCATGAATTTATAGCGACTGAATGTCCACATCGAAGCATGAAGTTACACGGCAACGGTGGTGCTTATTACGGTGACGGAACGGCGAACTGTAAAGCTTACTTTATCCGTCGAATTAAAGAACTGTTAAACGGCGAAGAAACACCGGAAGTAATCGAAAAATCTATCCTTGACGAAGATGTTGAACTTCCTAAACGTGATGAACCATATTACGAAGCAACTGTTTCAATCGATTATTACTTAGAAAGTCAACCCGACCTTGCTAGTGAAGATAAAGAACTAGTAGTTGCCGGTACTCGTGTTCGTGTTTACGAAAAACGAAACGGTTGGTCTAGGGTTAACTATAAAGATAGTGAACAATGGATTGAAGATAAATATTTAACGGAATGTGAATAACTTGATTATTTCCGGGAAATGATATATAATTATATTACTCCCTTAATTGATATGTTTT